TACATTAGATACACCTGGATCAATTTCTTGCCAAGCCGTAATCGCTGGTGTTCCAATGCTAGAAGTCATTGAAATACCTGTTAAACTTACATCTGCATTAGCAGTAATTGTAACACTTCCTATATTAACAGATAATGATTGTCCTGTAACCTCTGCTATGGATACCCCATCCACTTCTCCAATACTGCTAGTTAATGATTGACCAGTAACAGAAACATCAGCATTACCCGCTGGAATTTCTTCTCCTATTGAAGTTGTTAATTGAATACCAGTTACATCTACAGGAGTATTTAAGTCTACCGTTTCATCACCAATTGTTGAAGTTAAACTGATACCGGTTAAAGATATATTAGCATCTGCAGTTGTAGTAACTCCATTAATACTTAATGTTGCTTCATTTCCAATAGTTACTGGACCTACTTCTATAACTTCAACTACTTGCCCTACGTTTGTATTAATTGTGTGTTCGACAACATTGATAGTGATATTACCATCTGCAGCAATATCCACGGCTCCTGCACTTCCTGTTAACTGTGTTCCAGTTACAGGTACATTTGCATTACCTATTAAATCTTCTTCACCAATATTTGCATTAAGTTGAATACCAGTAACATCTAGATTTGCATCTGCCGTTACTGTTTCATCACCAATTAATGATTGTAGTTCTTGTCCTAATACAGATTGATCAACGCCGATTGAAATAGATACAGAACCAATACCTGTTGAAAGTGCATCAGTTAAATTTCCACTACCCCAAGCAAATTCACCCCAGGCTTGTTGGCCCCATGAATCTCCAAAAGTTACATCAATGCCATTATCACCCCAGGCTTGTTCGCCCCAATTATTGGATCCCCAGGGTGATTGTGACATTAAAAACTCCTTAGCTAATTCTTAGAATAGCAGCAGAAGTCGTGAATGCAGGGAATTGTATAGTGAATGTTCCAGCAGTTGCAGTTTTGTCTCCACCGAAATCTAACACACAAACCGCTTCAGTAGTACCCGTACCACCATTAGTTGTTGTATTATAAATTAAAGCACCTCTTGCAGTAAGAGTTACTCCAGTAAAAGATAAATTACTAAAATTAGTAATTGCAACGCCTGAAGATACTTTCACTCCAGAGTTAACTAAAGCTTTACCACCTGCAGTATATCCTGCTGGTGAAGATACTTCACTTGTTGTTGCGTAGTTAGTTGTTGATTCTCCTAATATAGCAGAAGAGTCATACATTGCTAATTTGAATGTATCACCTCCAGCTGAATCAAAATCATGTTCACCTGCTAGTAATTGTTTTTTAAATGAATTACAAATTGCATTAGTTGTTATTGCCATAATTATTCTCCTTATAAAATTACGTATTTGGTGATGGTGAAGGTATCTTAATTCTTGGTACCCCATCATCATATTCTGCACGTCTTCTTCTCCCCATTTGTTGAAGAGCAAAATTTTGTACTTCTTCATCATACTTGCTTTTATACAAGTTGTACATATCCATGGGGCCTTTTAAATAAGAAAAAGCCTCAGTTAATACACCATGTAATAACATTGATTCTTGGTATGTAGATAAGAATGTATTATTACTTGCTGTAAATTCTGGTGGATCTGTAATATAATTGATTTGTACAGTGTATGCAGAATTTGGTATAGGTGCTACTAATATATTATTCTCATCCCAGTTCGCCCAATATTTAGGTAAACCTGTTGCAGCATTATTATTATATTCAGAAATAAAACTTGTATCTCTTCTCTCAAGGAATGTTCTTGTAGATCCGTCAATAACTTGAACTGATCTCATAATAGTTAAATCAGCAGGTAAGCTTACATATCTGTTACCTGATGTAAATGTAGATGTTGAATATTTTCTTAAATCATCATAATCAACTTTACCTGCAATATCGAGTTCAGTTGCTCTTATAAAATCTTGAATAATTTGATCTGTTAAAACAGAACTTCCAACTTCTGTGTAGTCTCTTACTTGTGTTAAAAAAGCTGAATGTGTAATTGCCATTATGTAATACTCACTATTACGGATTTAACTTGTATTGATAATTGTCTTCGTCTATTTTGTAAAGAGGGATCTGCAGGTTTCATTTCAGATGTACCTTGATTAATAAAAGCAAAATCTCCAGGAAGTGTTAAATTAGCAACACCAACGGATGCTCCACCTGAATCTGCTTGAACACCATCTCTATTTGTGGGTTGTTGAAATCTTTGTGGTCTTGTATTTTGTAACGCAATGGCATCAGCTACAGTTCTTCTACGTCTAATTTGTGGATGTTTAGGTTCAAACTCAGAATAATGAACTAAAGAGCCATTCCACTCTTTTACCATTTCGTTATGTGGAAATGCCATACCGGATCTATCCGATATCGCTAATGCATTTTTTCCCGTTGCAAATTTTGGCATAATTAAACTCCATTAGGATAAAAAGATTGTGGAGTAATAAATGTAGATGCTCTTTGACCATCTTCATCTAATGCTCTTTTCAATTCATCCTCATAAATTAATTTATTTTGTTGTACTAACTGAGGTGCTTTTTTCATAGAGATGTAATAAGCTAATCCTGCGCACATGCACGGTAAAAATCTGTATGCAACATCTGCATCATTTGTGTATGCCCCTGCATCTTCAATTCTTTTAATCACATAAAATTTTAAAGTTGTGTAAGTATTTAAATCTGGTGCTTGGTATAAATATATTTTAGGTGTTGTTTGTCTATCAACATAATATTGTGATGGTTGTCCAGTTGCTAATTTGTTAGGTAATGCAGCATATGCTGATCTATCAATTTTAGTAATTGAAACATCTTGTGTATTTGCGTTGTTTGATGCTGCTGCAGTTGATGATACATAAGCTTCAAGCACATCATTCACATCTGAATCAACTGTATATTCCGCTTGCCCTGCAACTAAAGGTATTTCATTTAATTCTGTTTTCCATAAATGAATACCTCTATTACCCCATTCAGCAAATAATAGATCTAAACTTCTTCTTGCTGAACGCATGTCATAACCAGAAGTGGTGCTAAGACCACATCTTTCATAGCCCTCATCTATGACTTCATCAATATTCAGGTTGAAACTAGTAGTTCCTGAGGTAGCCATTATATAATCTCCTTTTTAGCGGCCGCTTTGAGAGTGTAAAGCTTCTCCTTTTTGCGGTTGTACAACTTATCTGATTGTACCACTTTTTGACTAAACTTTGAAGACCTTAGGTTTTTTGCTATTGGGTTTCTTTTTAACTTGTAATCTTTTCTTTTTTTCACCTCTAGCACCTCTTAACTTTCCCTCTATTTGTTGTGGTATTTGTGATCGTCCTATTGGCATTATACTAAATCAGTAGCCTTTCCTATAATTGGTTTATATTTAGTTTTACCATTTTCTTTAAAAGCTCGCAAGAATTGTTTTCTACCTTTTTCAGGAACATAGGATACATGACACCATCCACTATTTGGCTCTCCTGGAACATAGAACTCTAAAATCATTTGATCATAATCTAAGTTTTTATAAATCCAATCACAAACTTCTGCATTGTCTTTACCTGGACATTCAAAATCAACGGCTTCAGCTTTACAGTGCTGGCTATCAATCGAACTTCCTATTTTTAGACATAAATCTGGACTACGATAGCCGCTAGTCACCATTACAGGCCCGAAGTGATCACGTACCGGTTGAAGTATATTTTCACACAATAATTTTAATTTTTCTATTTGATTTGCATTTGGATTATTATCAATATTTAATCTGATCGCTGTATCGGATTTTGTTAACTCTTGAAGAGTAAAGTTTCTGGAAAGATTCATTATTTTGGTTTTATAATTCTTTTTATACTTATACTACCGTCAATATTTTTTTCAAGCTCTGCATCTACAGTGCCGCACATGTACTGAATATTAACATTTACATCACGTTCGGCTAGGCGTTTTCCCTTCAAACAATTTGACATAGATTCTTTTATTCTATGTTCTTTAAGCTCTCCTGCTATAAACATACAGAGAGCAACAACACTACTAATGACCGTTTCCATTAGCAAACTCCCGTTGTTTGTCTTTTAATTTTTCTATATCTTTTTGAGCCTTATCTAATTGCTTCATTAAGAATTCTATATTAACTTTATTAGTCATATTCATTTCTTGTGTTTGTTGCATTTTTTCTACTTGTTTATATAGATCTTCGATAAGCATGAACTGCTCAGAATCAGCGGGCAACGAACCCATTAAACCTCTCGGCCATTTTATTCTAAACTCTGTGTTATCTTCAACATCTGCTTCCATTAATTGTAATCGAGTATGATGTTGGTTTTGTGTTTCAATCAAACCAAAATAAGCCCA